ACGGCCTCGCTGTACCGTGGTTTTTTCTTGTGTCATAATTAAATCGTATTAAATTGAAGGGAAAGTGGGGAGAGCAATTCCCTCCCCCTTTCTTATGTAGTATAAAAAGATATTATCCTGCGTCAACCAATGTGATTGCTCCTACAGATTCAATATCAGAATGTACGTATTCACCAGTAACATCATCACCAACAACAATAAAATGAGTTCTAGCTTTTGCAAAGGCTTCAGTAATTCCTTTCCAAACATCTTTAGCATTATTGTCTGTTGTAATGTTAATAGAGATTAAATCAAAATTCGCATCGTCACCAGCGGTGTCGTTTTGAAGTGATTCAAAAACCATAGTAAATGCATCCTCATCTGCAGCAGCGTCCATGTCGCCAGCAGTACCCATAGAGAATCCTCTAAATGCGCTTAGTGGATAACAAACAGAGTCTTGCCCTTGATCATCATCAGCAGCTGTATCCGCTGTTCTAAAGTATAGATATTTTTCCATTTTTTCTAGTAATTAAAAGATTAAACAGTACCTTGAATAAGAACGTGCTGGTTAGCAGCTCTTGTTACTAGACAACACTCTGAACGGTAGTGGAACTTAGCGATATCTGTTGTATCGTTAGTGAATCCAAGAACGCCACCACCAGTTACCCAGTGCTCCATCTCACGATCATAACCGCCAGCAGACTTATAGTTCATCTCTAGAGCAGGAGCTCTTTCACCTGAACGTGGATCTACTACGTTAGCAAGAGGAATCATCACACCAGCAGCTAGTCTGTTGTGAACGTCGTCGCTACCAAGAAGTGTTGGATCGTTAAGAAGCTTGAAGCTGTTCTTGTGGAACGTGTATCCGCCACGAGAGAAAGACTTAAACCCAAGGTTTAGAGCCATGTCTCTGTCGTTGTTGAAAGCTCCAAAGCTTGCAGCAACACCTGCAGTAACGTTAGCACCAGCACCAGCACCAGCAACCATATCGTCAAGAAGAAGGTCTTGGCGAGTAGCTGAGTAAACAGCGTATTCAGCAGGACATCCGTTCTTATCCATCTCCTTAATTAGAGCATCTAGGTCAGCAAGACCGTTGCTTCCAAGAAGATCTGAAGTTACCATACCACGATCTTCTAGTGCTGAGAAGTATCCCTCAGTACCTTCAATATCAGTAATATCTCCAGTGTTAGTTACCTTTTGTCCAAGAAGCATTACCATCTCACGCTTATCCATAAAACGCTGACGAGTGTCTGACTCTCCTTTGATGTAGTAACGCATATCTCCACCACCTACATCGATATAGCCGATGTTAGTAGCTTGTGATCCAGAAACTTCGTATGACTCCTTTACGATAGCGTAAGGGTTAGTTCTCTTAACAACATTAGACTCTAAGAAATTAGAAGGCTGATCTGTTCCTTGAGCGAACATATTACCGATAATCGGCATGTCAACAACAGCATCGTCAGCTAAAGCAACAGTTGCTGCAGTTAATGGTGTGCACTTAAAAGCAGTTGCTGAACCAGAAGGAGATGCGTCAGTAACTAATAGACGGTCAACACCATTTAATAAAAGGATGTCTCCATTACGAACAACCTTTTGAAGTGAAGAACTATTGTCAGCGTCTGTAAAAGATCCGCCAGAAGCTTCAACGTCTTGAACACCATCAAAATCAAGAACGTCGTGATCACCAACAGAAAGAGCTCCGTTAAGAACTGCTCTTTGAACTTGGTGTAGACGAGCTTCCTCGAAATACTGAACACTATCTGCAGTCCCATTAGACTTGATAGCTCCAGTCATTTGTAAAAATCCAGAAATGCCTTGATTACCAAAAGTCTTTGATAATTTAGCACGTACGTCTGGGGCGTTAACTTCTTTGATGAAGTCGTATAGAGACGTATACTTTATAGGGCTTCCTAAGTTGTAAGCGTTATAGTTAACACCTTTAGGAGCACTACCAAAAGTAAACTCTCTACCTGAGCTTTGTGTAATAGCCATGATTTACAATTTTTGTAGTTATACTTTAAATGTCATGCCAGTACTACCTCCGAGTGCGTTTAATAATTGTTCTTCAAGTTTATTTCTTTGATCTGGTTGTTGATTGACATTTGGTCTGCTTGCGTCAACATTAGCTGCTTGTGCTACAACACCTTTTCTCCCATCACTCAATCCTTGATTATAGATTGACGATACGATACTATCTATGTTGTCTACAAGAGCCCTGTGTGCATTTAGCTTATCAAAGTTCCAATCTCCAGAATCACTTACGTAATCGTTGAAGTACTCATCAAGCTTTGAGTTTTTTTGTACAAGCTGCTTTCTGTAGTTGTCGTCAATACCAAACTTAAACGTTTCGTTTCCTGGTAGATCAAACTCTAGATAACCGAAGTTATTTGTTCTAGCAGACATGTTCTTAACCCAATCCTCGTCGATAGGACTATCCATGTCGCTCGTTTCTACTACAGGGGCTTCATATGAAGATCTTAATTCTGTAATAGATTTACGAGCTTTTTCCGCATCCATCTTAAGCTGAAGCTTAGACAACTTTATTTCATCTTCACTGTGGTAATCCTGGTCTAGCTTGTACTTGTTTTTAAGTAACAGAGCTACATCGTCAGATGTAAGACTAGGGTTTTCAGCGGAAACTTGCAAACGCACTAAGGACATCTCATCCATTTCGGATGGATCTAATGATTGGTATCTATACCACTCCTCTGGTGATCTACCAGTTTCTACGACGAACTTGTTGATCGCTGCTACACGCTCATCAATTTCTACGGGTTTATAAGAAATAGCTTCAGAAATAGAATCAAAACTATCGAAGTCTTTACCCAGCCTTTCGCTTAGGAATTGAAGAACCTCTTGGTCTACATTTATATCTTCTGCTTTCGCTTCTTGTTGCACAGGCTGTTCTGCCTGTGGAGTTTCTACCTGTTGAACTTCTGGTTGAGGTTCTGGGGTAGGTGCTGAAACCTCGGCGTCAGGTTGTGCCTGAACCTCGGTTTCTTGTGGCTCCTGCGTAGGAGCTTCTTGCGTAGGTAGCTCATCGCTAATAGCGAAGCCAGCTGACGCCATTGCTTCTTCTAACTCTTTATTCATATTACATTAAATTTATTTATATACGTTTTAGTACTCTACGTGGAATACTATTCTAAGATCGTCTGTTGCAGTAAAGTTTAAAGTACCTACATCTAAACCTGCTACATAGCAAGTGTTTCCTACACCTGTACTCATATCACCTTGCAATACAATTCCTAGATCTCCAATATTCATATTACCTACAGCCAAAGTGTTTTCTGCCCTGTGGCCTATCATGAATCTTACTTTAGGGATTTCATTATTCATTGCATCCGCCTCATCAGTAAGCTTGCATAACCCTAAAAATTTATTTTTAACAAAATTAGGTGCAGTAATATCTGCTGCCGCATGGGCTGTTCCTAAATCACCTCCACTATTATCTTTAAAAAACAAAAGATGCATTGAGTCTCCATCAACTGTTGTCGGAGCAGCCGTTCCATCCTGATCACCTACGTAAGCAAAGACACTTAAAAGTTTACAATGCTTGGCAGGTAGACTTATTGCTGTTAAGTTAAAAACAACATCTTTAGCCGTGTGCGCTCCTGCTACTACTGTTGGTTGTATTTCTATTGTTGCAAATCCCATAGTTTCTTAATTTTTAAACAGACCAGAATCCGTATTCTACAGATGTCGCTCCTCCGTATGATTCAGCTGTAATAGCTAAAGCGTTATACAGTGGGAAGAAAGCAAACTCTCCGACTCTAATTTTAAAGACTACGTTACCATCAATCTTTACTTGTAAAAAGTCCGTGCTGTTAGCACCAGAAACAACTTTTATATATGCATATGAAAAAGCGCTGTTTGAATCAATCAATGCTTGCGCAGAGCCTGTAGCAATACTTTTTCTAGCAATATCAACTGTGGGGGCTGTTACAGTTAAATTAGTAGTCACAGAAAAACTCAGAGTATCTGATGAAGTATCTGAACTTGAAAATGATAAAGTCGGTGTTAATGTCGCCATCTTATTTTAATTTCTTCTTTTATATAGTGCAAATATAGGGAATCTAGGAAATCTTATTTTTTACCGTATGTCTTCTTCTGACTCTTCGGTGGACGCTTACTGTGCCCTCCTGCTTTCCATAAAAATCTATTAGCCCAATATGCGGCACTACCTTTACGTTTAATATTTTTTGCGTGTCTACTCTTAAAAGCTTTTCGTGCTTCGGGGCTGTAGTTGTTCCCCATCTTCTGATCACCAAAACGTACGACAACACCCTTCTCTTGTCCAGGCCCTATCGTAGAAAGAACCACAGCCTTTTTAGTAGGGTGGTTTCTTGTGAGCTTTGGTTTGTTAACTCCTTTAAGACCAAGCTTTTTTAATTTGTCTTTTATAGCCATTAGAAGTCGCTCATTATAATTTCGTCAATAGCACCCTGCACATCACTCTTACTCGCCTCCATTGTCATCATAATATTCGCCTGGAAGCGATCCACCTCCTCTCCGTTGTTGAATACAACGATTGTTGGGACCACTACGATCTTGTGCTCGATTTGTAACTCTGGAGCAACGGCAATGTCTACACGGGTTGTTGTGCAGTCGTTTAGCTTTTCTATCCATGGCACACTGTTTTGAGAGTTGAACGAAGCGTTAAACTCTGCAACACATATGCCGTCTTTACTAATTTCTGGGGCACTCTCCAGAGGAGATACATGCGCCACCATTAATAATGATAGAAGCGATAATACAGATACTAGAACAGTTTTCATTTTTCATCATTGTAATTTATCTATCTTTTCTTCGATGCGGTCAAGATCTTCTTTAAGTTCTGACACATCTTCTTGTGTTGTCATTATTGTTTGACGCACTAGCTGGTCCTTCATATCAAACTCCATGCGTGTAATTTCTGGATCTGCTGGTTCTGGCAACTTCATAGCTAAAGCTATATCTGCTTGAAGAGCAAACCACATTCCAATAAGGGCTGCTAACCCTGCTGCACCCATACCTATTGTCTTTAGGTCTAGTGTTACTTTAGTATCCTCTCCAATTTCTTTTGCCATTATATTATTACATAATTAAGTCCTACAGTAAAGTCATGCCATTCTCTATTCCAATACTTATTGTATTTACCTTCTAAGAAAACACCAAGACTTTTATTTAATCTCCACCCAAAGATAAGGCCTGCACCGTAATCGATCCATTGAGCTCCATCAGTGGTTTCAAAGTAAGAGTACTCACCTTCTGTCTTTAAGTGATATGGCATAACACTAACCCAAGAGTGCAGCCAGTAATCTTTTGTAAAGTGGTAATAGTCATAACCTAAAACAACAGAATAGTTCCATTGATTAGGTAGCTCGCTACGCTTACGATCTACATAGTCATCTATCACTTGAGGGATAACAACCTGCTCCCATACATCAGAACTATTTGCAATAAGCTCTCCGTTAGGAGTAAAGTATTCTTCTGCCTGTACGTCAACAGTATACCCTTCTTGTATAGCTAAACTTGTGTAGTGTAAATTCCCGTTAGGTAGTACCCACTCGTCTAAGGGATTGTAACCATATGGCTCTGATATACGCTGAGCTATACCTACATTAAAACTAAACTTACTATTGACGTTTAACCTTAATCGTTGAGAACCCTCAAAGTATTCGACATCAGCAAAACCATCTTGCAAATACTCAGCTTTAGCGATCCAGTTTTTTGCAACGTAACGAAGGAAGTAATCTTGATCTAAAAAGTTTCTACCCTGCTGTCTTCGCCAGTCAGCTTCAAACAAAAACTCAAAGCCTTTTACCTTACCGATGTTTGCAGCATCACTATACGATCTTTCAGTACCGTTGTAAAAAGTATTTGCTCTATTCTCATACCCAAACCTAGCAATCTTTCTTACACCCAAAGTCATGGAGTAATCAAAAGGTGTTTCTACAACATCGGTTTGTAAGCCATTTGTTACAGAGTAGATATTGTCGTCAGCGACAGAATTACCACCGCTAACAGCGGCATAAAAGGTAGCAAACTTAAATGTCTTTTTTAACGTTTGTCCTTTTACTTCTGTAGACGCACCAAGAATAAACACGACAAGCATTATTGTCATGTAAAGAAAGAACTGTAATCTTTTGTACTTACGGCAGTTATTTAATTGGTCTGGTGACATCACACTTCAAATCCTACATTTAAAATCATAAATCTAAACTTTTTTGCGTAACGTATTTCTAGGATGGTGATTGTTCCTAACCTCCATTCTAAATGATACTTTTCTTTTTTGTTGTTAGCGTTCCAGCTATTGATCCAATTAACCTTCATGATTTAATAATTTTGTTTTTAATAATTCTAGAGTTGTATTGTATAACGACCTCATACACACCGTTTGAAAGGTGTGAGAGGTCTATTGTTTTATCAGAAGTTTGTATAATAACTTGACCTAAATAGTTATACAAAGATATCATAGCTGTTGATGGAGCTTGTATATACAATAATCCGTTTGTTGGATTAGGGTATACACCATATACATCATGTATATCATATACACCTTGCGGCCAGCCTTGCTCACAGTAAGAGTATAGATCAACACATGCCTCATCCCAAGCTACTTCGCAGCAGTAAGGATCTATATCGATAATCCATGCATAACACCCATCGTTAAGCCAGTAAGGCTCGCCAGGTCCTGTAATACAACCTGCGTCATATAAGCAAGATTCTTCATCTGGAGTGTTTGCTAACTCATTGTAGTTATATGCATCAGGATCCATACAATCTGCTACTACCTCTATACAAGAATCTTCAAGCTCTGTGTTAGCGTCTGGGTTGTAGTTAAATGCATCTGGATTCATACACCCGTATATATAAGGTATGCAGCTTCCGTTTTCTGTATTAGCATCTGGATTATAATTAAACTGAGTTGGATCAGTACATCCAAATATTACTGGAATACAATCTCCAGCGTCTGTTGCTAAGGCGTTGTAATTAAATGCTGTTGGATCTTGACAGCCAATAACTTCTAACTCATCACATACACCGTCGCCATCAGCGTCGTTGACACACATATTTGCACAATCATAATACTGAACTGGGTAGTTACACTCAGAGCTTGTGTTGGCTTCTGGATTGTAGTTGCAAGCAGCGTCATCTATGCAACCATATATATAAGGTATACAACTGTCTCCGCAATACGGCGTAAAGTGATATACCGTCCAGTTAGGACCTGTAAATGGCTGAAGAGCACCCTGTCCGTTGTTTATAAATGGGTTACTGCCTTCAGACAATAAAGTGTCCCCAGCTTCGTTAAGGACATATACAGAGTTATGTAAAGTCTGGAAAGCTAGCTCTTGAGATGATTGCTGTTGATTACCAGCTTGAAAATAGTATATATCGACTTCTTCATCAGAGTCTAGCACAATATCCCATGACTGAAAGAACTCGCCAGGACCTACGGTAAACATCCACTGTTGTTCTCCTTGCACCATACCTATAGTAGAATTACCCCACCCGTCAGCTGCGTCATCTTCAAGAACGATCTGTATAGTACAAGGTCCTACAAGATCTGCTATAGTTGCAGTGCTATCGTAATTCAAAGCATCTGGATTTGTACAACCCCAAGTGTGTAAAGTTTCGCAAGTATCTGGAAGTGTAGCCTCTGGATTATAGTCTACATAATCGTCATCCATACAACCATAGATAGGAGGTGTTGGAGGGCATGGCTCAGTAAAGATAGCTCCAGAGTACATCGTATTACCATCATCAAATGTGGTAAATGCTAAATCTTCTAACTCCCATAACACACTATCGCAAGCAGTAATAACACACGCTCCATCTTCGCCGCCTGAAGCATAACCGTTTAGTCCGTCACCAAACTCGTCTACTAATATTAATTCAAAACCTAAACTAACACAAAAGTTATAAGTGTATGTAACTAATTGATCTCCAAAATCAAACTCTCCTGGTATTACCTGATCATAAAACTCACCAGTAGCTATATCTACTAACGTAAATCCAGTTTCTCCTGGCCACGTATCTAAAGTAAGATCCATAGAAACCAAAGTTTCTGTAGAGTCACACTCAAATACATTACAGCTTCCGTTGTCTATGTTAGCCCATGGATTGTAGTTGTTAGCAACAGGATTAGTACACCCAGGAAGAGGGGGTATGCAGGGGTTTAAAGTAAAAGGTATAGTGTCTAAAGCTGTATCAAAATCATACACTGCTGTATCTAATCCACATGTATTGCTTATCCTATACCAGCCCTCTCCAAATTGACAGCATATACCGTCACCAAAAGCATCCATCATTACAAACTCGTAATCTCCAGACGGTAGAAACACCATGTGATTTTGAAAGGTATTGTTTTGATATGGAGGGCTTGCTGCTACAACTTCAGAGTCTTCATTAAGTATTTCCCAAGAAGTCTCCCCAGCATACTGATCTGTTTGAACCTGCACATCCAACCAACTTCCTTGACCTAGCACATATGATGCTAACACCCAAAATAAAAAAACCAATAAGTAAGATTTATTTTTCATGTTACGTTAATGTTATTGATCCTGTTTTAGTTATAGTAGTATTACCTTTCCCACCAATAGTAGTTTCTGTTACTGTTATAGGTATACTATAAGTTGTTGTTTTGCCTGAAACAGTTGTAGTAAACTCACCAAACTCAATAGCAGTTGATTTAGTGAGGCTAGCTTGCGTTGAAGCTTGAAGCCTTTGCCCAAGTTTTGAGTTAGCTGTTATAGCTTGCGCTTGAGTTGTAGATATAGTTGTAGTATCACCTGCTAACGCTGTTGAACTTGTTGTACCGAACCCTGGAAAAGAAGTTTTAGCTGTGTTCGCTGTAATAGCATTTGCTTGAGCTGTTGTTATACCAGTCTTGTCTTTGTTAGAACTTATTATACCTCTAAGATAATCGAGCTCTTCTTGCATTAATCCAAGCTGATACATGATAGATGAAATTAAAGGCTCTTTATCAGGTCTTCCTGCTAGTCTTTGGGCATGTCCAGCGTCAAACTCATCTTTAAGTTTGTCTTTATCAGAACCTGTTTTATCATGTATTGCTGTATATCTTGCGTTTTCTAATGCCATAGTATTAAGTTGTTAAGTTAAACACTAACTCTATAGTAATATTTTGACCGCCATCTGGATCGTCAGTTGGATCTATCCTGACAGCCATAGATTCACCTTGAACAAACGTATTTGTTACAGAAGTAAAATCAAACTCTGTCGTACCTTCAGCTGAAACCGTTGCTGTAACAGCTCCCTTAGCTGTAGTAACCTGGTTGCCAGCAGTACCTCCAAACAATTTCAACTCTGTACTTCCCATATCAGTTTCACTTCTTAACCACATAGTTTTAACAAACCCATCATAAGGAAAAATAAAGTGCGTATACTCTGGTGAAGCTGTAGATGTATTTTGTTCAAGAATACTTCCATTTAAAGGTATGAATCTCGAAAAAGGAAAACTCATAAAAAATCCAGCATTAAGAAAATGATGGTGAACATTTGTTGTCTGTATTTCGTTACCCTCAATAGTAACTTTGCCAGCAGCTGATCTAGCTATAGTAGTATCTGTTGCGTGCCCTAGCTCTATAGTGTCAGCCGTAAAAATACTTCCAGTTTCAGATATTGTAGCAACATCACTAGCTCCACTAACTACTTTTACAAAACTAGTACTATCACTATCTGCGTCAAGAGTTAAAAGGATGTTGTCGTCAGAGCTAATATTTAAATTACCATCTGTAGGACCATTAATATCCCCACCAGAAACAGTCAAGTCACCAGTTGTAGTGGTCATTGAACTTACAGTGTTACCTAAAGTTACATCAGCTCTTCCATTACTACCTCCTGTAAGCAAAAGAGCTTGAACGGCAATCGAAGTAAAAGTATAACCCGAACTTACTGTAAATCTTATTTCTCCCTTTTCATTATTAGCAGTAGCATCTACAATTTGACCAAGTATTGAGGCATATGTATTTTCTGTAGGAGTACTGTCATCTTGACCTTTAAAATCTATTCTTCCAAGATCATCACCATCACTTGCATCAGTAGTGCCTGCAGTGCCTCTTGTGGAGAAAAACTCTAAAACACCAGAGCTATTAGTGTTATCTAAAGAATGTATTGTAAGTTTAGGTTCATTTGAGCTTGTGCCTACATCATTGCTTAATATAAAAGAATTAGCGTTAGCAGTAATGTCTCCATCACCTGCTTCTAAAGCTATATCCCCAGCTGCATCTAAAGTTATATTACCACTACCACCTGTTTCTATTTCTATATTACCAGCAGTTGTTATTTTGTCTCCATCAATATCTAAGTCTCCAGATATAGTAGTAACTGAATTAGATCCACTACCAATTGTTACGTCAATCTCATCTTCAGCATCACCTCCAGTCAAAGACAAGCCTGTTACAAGTTCAGCATCGTGACTTGCAACTTGTAGCTCTATCTTGCCAGACTCCTGGCCATCAGTAGCAACATCAGTAGTTACTAAAAATTTAGCATAGTCAGTTTGATTTTGACCAGCATCATCGCCTGTAAATTGTATTATCCCTAGAACATCTAAAGATTGACCTGCATCACCTTCATCTCTAATAAACTGAATACTATGACCAGTATTCATAGTACTATCTGTGCTTTTTAATATAAAAGATGGGGAACTATTAATTGAACTTTGAAGAGTAAGAGATCCCTGCTCAAGCCTCATTACTTCAACAGGAATGTTTTGGTTAGTTGTACCTGGACCTGTAGAAGTTGTTGGAGAAACTTGGAAGATAATATCTCCTGGATCTCCAGCACCAGTAGAACCTCCAGCTCTGAGTGTTAAATCACCACCATCAGTATCAGTGGTTCCTGAAGCATTTTTTGCGATTAAGTTTAGAGGCGCTTGATTGTCTGTAGTTATTGTAACTGATGCTGAATTGTCATCACCAAAAGTAAACACATCTACATTTGGACCAGGATCACTATATTTTAAATGAGGGTTGGCTTCAATAGCTCCTGTGCCGTTACCCATCAAGAAAGCGTTATCTGTTAAGGATGTAGCTCCCGTTCCACCATTTGCTACAGTTAAAGCTGTACCTAATGTTAGACCTGTTGTTACTGAAAGATCCCCTGCCACCGTAGTAAGCGAAGCAGCACCTGATCCTATTGTAACATCAACCTCTCCTGCCGTACTTTTATCACCTGTTATTACTATACCGTCTGTTAGTGTGCCATCATTAGAAACTTTTAGCGATAGCTTACCAGCTTCATCACTATCGTCTGCTTCTTCTACCTCAGCTAGAATCTGACCAAACGAAGTTATAGTTTGCCCTGCATCGTCCGATACAAAATCTATTTTACCTATTTCGTCACCATCAGCTCCAGCAGCACCCTTGTCTTTCCTAAACTGAATAAAAGAAGGATTAGCAGATGATGAATTACGATTGTCTAAAATTATACTAGGCTCACCCTGATCGGTGCTTATTAATTGCAAACCCTGAGAGCCTCCTGTATCATAAAGCGCTAAATTTTCAGCGTTTAAAGTACCGTCACTATTTACTGTAACAAGCCTACCTTCAAAGCCGCTACCTAAATTTACAGCTATTTGTGATGCGTCTATATTAAAAGAGTCTGAGTCTAAGCTTACATTAACAAAGTTTCCTGACGTAGCATTATAAGCTAACACTTGATTGTTAGAAACTGATGTTATGGCAACATCAGACAACTCATTTAAACTTATATCAGAATTTAAAAACGTACCGCTAGTAGAGTCAAACTGTAAAAGCTGGCCATTTGTTATAGACGATGCGTTTACATCGGTAAGGTTTAGTATACTAGTAGGAGTTACAGAAGCATCTAAATCTATAGAGATATTATTCTGCGTCTGTATAGCTGTAGTATGCACATTGGTAGTGCTAGACAAAGCTAAGTTTACCTCATCACTACCTACGGCCTGGGTAAGCACATTAGTGCCTGTCGATATGCTTAAGTTTATATCGCTCATACTGTAACATCCTCATTTACTTGCAACACGCCTTGAAGCCATGTTTGAGTTACACCAGATACTATCGTCTGTAAATCGTATGTATACAATCCGCTAGTAATACCAGCCATGACGTTTGCTGGTATAGTAATCGTAATAACACCGCCAGATGTTCCAGTAATGGTTAACTGATCATCTGTTATAACAGAATCCTCAGAGGTATCTGTAGCACGCACCTCCATTTTAAAAGAGTATGTAGTAAGATCTACTGCTGTGCCAGCAGCGTCAGTAACATTTATAACAAGATTAAACGTATCGCCCTTTCTGCAGGTGATATCTAATCTTTTGGATACATCGAGGTTTACTACTGAACTCATATCATTGATTGTAAAAAGTTTTGTATATCTTGATTGTCAGACTCTACATCTGCTAAGGGAGCACGCTCACCTTTTCTTTGAGAGATAAGTTTAGACTGCTCTACAGCTTGCTTCTTTACCCTCTGGTCTTTTCTATCGTCCTTCATTGTTTCGAGTTTCTCTCTAAACATCTGTTCTCCAGAACGAGTTCCTCCAGCTATTTGAGCTTTTAGCTGTTCTAGCTGCATACTCATCTGATGCATAGCCTGAGCTACCTGAACGTCTACCTGTCCCTTGAGTTGTATTTTTTGTGCTTCGAGTTGAGCTTCCATCTGCATCTCTTGCTGCTTAGCTTGAGAAGCAGCTTGAGCTGCTTGAGCATTGGCTTGAGACTGAGCCTGGATGTTTTGCTGCTGCTGCTGTTGAAGCATCTTTATCCTTCTCTTCCTTCTTACGATAAGAAGTTTTTGAGCTTGATCAATATCTTTCAGCTGACGCACAGCCATAGCATCCTCTAGATCTATTTCTTTCTGAGCCAAAGAAGCTTGAAGATTTTGCTCTAAGAAAATACGGTCATCATCAGACATTGTTTTAACAACCCTCACTCCAAAGTTGTACATAGGGAGATCTTTAAATGACGTAAGGATCTCCATGCTATGTTTACCTATAGCCTTTTCATACACGCTATAAAGTATAGAGTCCTCTGGTATAATTTGTAAACACTTAACAATATCAGAGCACACCTTCTTGTATAAAACAAGAGAAGCATTAGTGATATCGTACAATGCGTTATTACCTGCAGCGATAGCCTGCTGCTGCACACCCACAAGAGCATCGCCTTTTGGAGTAGAAGCATCCATAACTTCGTTAACCCCAGTGGCATCACGAATCATACGTAGGTAGTGATTGTATAAACTAATAAAAGAGTTTATGTTTCTTATCTGATTTTCTATAGAACGTATCGGTGGGTTTTGGAAACCTCCCTCTGGATTCTTAGAGCGATAGTACATAATACCTGTCTGCTCGTATATATCTTGAATCTCTAAAGGACTTAGCTCGCCACCCCTGCCTAGCTGCACGTTTTCTAAACCTTCTATATCTATAATTAATCCATCAGGCTTAGCTTTAGCAATAGCTTGTTGAATCTTGCAGTGTGTTAATTGTAGTTGATCAGCAAATCCAGTAATGCTACCTACCAAAGACTTAGGCATCATTCTTCTAATATTTGTGCAGGCTATACTATAAGAAAGTGTACACTTAGATATATCATGAACATTTTTAGGGATGTTCTTTTGTTGACCGTAGTTAAACAACCTGCCAGTATCTACAATATAGCACCCTCCATATACTGTCTCTACATCCATCTTGTATGGCCGCCTTTCGTATACAGAATCAGTAACTGGTTTGTACTCGCTACCCTTAAAATAAAATCCTACATTGCCAAACTGAGATTCTTTACTTTCATAGAAAACTTCGTCTACGCTTTTAAACTCAAACTGTAATACGTCGATAAGATAGTCATCATATCCATACGTCATCTTTCTGCCACTCCTATCGTAACCTCCGCTAGCAAACTTGCCAGAATCGTTATAGCTTTTATGCATAACCTTTCTAGCCATTTCTTCATACTCCTTTTCTGTAAACTCGTCGCCAGCCATACGCTTGAGATCCATAATAGACATGCGCTTTACATGACCTGCATAAACGATGTCATTCATATTCGGATCTTCAGTGTAGCTATGTACGAAGAATGAAGGATCTACATACTCTTCTGTAATACCGTAGTTGGGATCGTTGTTTCTTTTAACAACACCTATACCACATGTAACAAGATCATTGACACAACGTCTATATATATGCTCATCAAAATCATTCCAATCTAAAGTAAGAGACGTAGCCAACTGTGCTGCCATCTCTGCACTAGTCTTTATGTTTTCGTCTAAGAATATTTCTGCTTCCTCAGTAGTATCTGGTACGCTTTCTGGATCAAGCTCCATAGTTAATCCAAGCTGCTTAGCCTCTGTAAACTCTTTTTTGTTTTTTATCGTAGAGTTTATTTTAGCCTTCTGCATTTCTTTTTCTTGCTTAGATATAGGATCTATAGCTTCAACAGCAGGATAGGGCTTACGGGAAAGTATTCTGTTTACAACGACCTTTACAAACTTAGGTACGATAGGTACAGGGGACCAGTCTATATTAAGTAACGTTCCGTCACCATTGTTAGGATCAAGAGAGTTAAGTATCTGTTTATAAATAGAGGTATCCTGCGTTCCGTTAGCGTAGTCTCTATTTTTTTCAAACTCATACATCCTACGATTTAGTAGTGATGAAGAGTCTTCGCCAGAGCCCCACTGACCGTGGATAGCTTTAGCGTATTTCAGTCCGTATTCATTTGAAGCCTTTTCTATGGGACTTGCAAATGGATCTGGGAAGTTGCCGTATGTTCCTTTACTTTGTCCGTACTCCATTATGCTTCAGTTGTCATATCTGCAAATATACTGTTTTTCACTTTTTTAGAATTGAGGGGCCTGAAGAGTTGTATTTGTATTTTCTGAAAAAAGTTTTCTCTTCAAAATTACTCTTTTTTATTTTCTTTTCTACCTTTTGAGAAGCAAGCAAAGCCAGGCCAGAACTTATCGTAAGGTCATACTTTGTTCTATCATTTATTTTAAAACCTATCCAGTCTTCTAGCGTGCGATTAAAATACATCCTTCCCATATCCCCTTCTTCATTATACCCCACATGTTGATGAATATAATCTTCTACAGCTTGAGCATGAGCTTGGAGTACATCTTGTGAGTTAGACGGGATGCCTTTTGTTTTAACGTTACTGCTGTAACTAGATGATTTTAAGTGATCTGGTCTATCCAATACATAACCGTCATAACCACGTTCTTCAAAATATCTAACGATCCCATATTTATTATTTTCTATAAGTAAAGGATATCCGTAAAAGAAAGAAGCCATAAGTATATCCTCATAAAAAATCTTGGCCATAGGAGGTCGACTTACATATTCTGCAACAAACATATTAGAGGGATGCACCATATTGAACTTGTTAAACAAATGACATGCACCCTTAGATCCTCTACCGTCAACAGTAGCATCAAGATCGTAAGAGTCGACACCCCCACAGCCGAATGAAGCGTTTGGCGCTATAAGCTTACCCCTTTCTAAAACCCTTTTGTTTTGCATTTCCGCTGGAGGCATCCATGCTACCCTCCACCTACCGTCAGCCATAGGCCTAAAAGCAACCTTTCCATCACGCTTTCCAGCTACCCATACAAAGTTTCCTTGAACTATAGGGTTAGGGTACAGCCCGTCATTGTGCTCTATCTGCTCATAGATCTTTCCTATATTAAACAGGCTACCCTCTATACTATCTCTAAAAGCTTCTTCAGGAGAAAACGGGAACTGACGTATAAACTCATTAAGTTCCCTAGCATCAGTTTTCATAGCAGACCTTTCGTTTTTTAAAAAAGTCTTAGAGCCAAAAGCTACTAGCTCTCCATCGATACCTTCGACTGGAGACTTAGGATCTTCTATAACGGGATTTCCGTGAATATCAAAAAATCCTTCTAGCGCATCATAAGCTGGTATGAACAGTCTATACAACCCAGACACAGTTCTTCCGTTAGCGTTACGCATACACGGATCAGAATCTTCCCATAACTTTTTATACTGCTTACCACCTTTGTCCATGGGGTTTACTGTACTACCAACCAAGGACTTACCCACTATCTTTCTACCTACAATAAGGCAAGTCCTTTGTATCCTCCAAGCCTCCTTTATATCGGTTGGCTTTTCCCACTTACCTGCCTCATCGAGATACAGTAAATGCAACTTTTCTCCGTCATACGCATTGTTAGTGGTATTCTTCCAATTGATGATCGTATTTAACGCCTCACCTTTTGCAGAGGTTTTATTGTTTTTTGTTATACGTTTTGATGGCTCTCGAAAAGCTAGTTCCATACGTGGGTTTGTAGTACCGTCCTGTATAGGTTTAAAGAAGAAAGGGTACGATTTAAAAATCGGAACTACCTTTTTCATAAAAATATTTTCCTGAGCGTCTTTACCAGTTTTCGACTGTATACCCAAAAGCTTGTCTTTAACCTGTGTAGCTTCGTCCACAAGAACAGAAGCACAGATATTGGTATAGCCAGAGCGACGACACTTAGTATATAGCTGACCGATACAGCGAGGATCAGACTCGCATGCAGCCATGTGTAGATAGATTTCACGTTGGTAAGAAAGATACGACGGATAGCCTATATCTATTCTAGACCACTGTAGGAACATGTAATGACGCCCCGATATATAGACAGGTGTGCCGTTATTATAAAACCAAAAACCCTGACGCCTACGTCTAAATTCTTCTTCGATATACGGACGAAACCTTTTTCTAAACTCGCTCGGCGCCTCCATCCACTCGTCCATACTGCGAATCCTAAGCAACTCTTTGGGTAGTTCTTGACGCCTCCAATATTGCTCCTCCTGCGGAAGGTCGTAGAAGGCAATATCGGAATCGGCTGGTTGTTTGGGAAGCATAATGTGTAGACCACTAATTGTGATAACTTTACCCTGCGTACCATCGGGGCATATGCCAACAGCTTGCTCATCATATTCATTAACATCGATAAGCATTATTTAGAAAAACGTTCTGCAAAACCGCTACTGTAATCAGCCTCTTCTTCTATTTGCCCGTTACTAGAAAGATCTTTTAACATCTGCTCTAACTTCTGACGTTCTATAAGAAGCTCTTTACAATCAATAGCAGTTTGCTTTATAGACTGCAACTCAGCTTTACGTGCGCTACCATTGATTTCTTGATCAACAGGTTTTTTTATTTCACTGATCATATTGTCTATGGCCTGCTCCATAGAAGACATAAGCCTTTTAGCTGCACTCTCCGTCGTAAACTTTGACATAGCTTATATCGTCTACTCTCATTCTATAAACAACATCGCCGTTATCTAGCTTTATTTTATAGTCAGAGTTTTTATCAAAACCTACAATATCACCTGGCTTTACACCTTGAGCTTCTAACTCTGGATGAGGCATATATATTTCTGCCTCATCAGCAAGTTCTTTCTGTGTAGCAAGCTCCATAATGATACCGCTTTCAGAAATCTCATCTTCTCTTTCGTCTACAGGTAAAACGAAAAGCCAGTCAGAAAGCATATGCAACTCTCCAGAATCTTTATCTCTATATGCTATCGCTTGACTCATCCTTCCGTTTACTGGATCGTAAAGAACAAGATACTTGTCTTCTCCTAAGTCTAACGCTGGATTTGTTGTTACGTGATGGTGAAATATAAGGGTGTCACCAGGCTTACACTTTAGCTCTGGATGTTTCATCGGTGTAGATATAATTTCTCCATAGGAGATCCTATGCTCAAACTCGTTAAATTTACTTTCTAGGAATATCTCTTTATCCCCAAGCTTTAAAGTGTCCTCAAATTTCTTTGGGACACTTATCATAAAATGATATACGGCCTTCATGTCTATTCAAATTTACAATCATATTCAATTAATACTGGTTGATTCTCAACAGTTTTCCAAAGGTAAGTAGAATCTTGGTCTTCTATATAGACTTCGTATCTACGAACATTGTATTTGTATAAAGACCTTTCGTCTTCCATAATAGCTGACACCTTGCCGTCTCCTGCACGCATACCTAGATAGTAAGCCATTGCGTCTTTAGGATTGGGGCCAACAACTATTTTTCTGATAATGTTTGCCATATGTAATTAATTTTAATTTAGTGATATGTTATTCAATAGCTCCCACTTTCCGTCATCACGTTTGTGGTAAGCGTTTTCTAGTATAGTAAGTATAGCATTAAACTCTGTTCTACCCATTGTACTCCAAGAGTATCCTGCCGTATATTCTGTTTCAAAAACATTGACACCTATAGGCACAGCGCAACAGAAGACATATGCAAAGTCATCTTCTAGTTCGTACTTAGATATAATATCGTTTAATGTCTCTAATACTTCAGCTATCTCTTCTATGGCGTCGTGCTTGCTGCTCATTATGAAGCACCTATTACTGCAATACTAGACGGGTTAGAATTTGTTGTAGTCAGCCTTGCATCAACAACCCATGTCGCTATACTAGAAATAGTAGCTCCATAAATTTCTATTACATCACCTTCGATTCCGCCACTTGTTGCAGAATCTCCGTCAATGGTCAAGGTATCATTGTCAAATGAATTTCCTGTATTTGTTACACGCTGAACAGCCACTTGATCGTCAGTAGTACTCCCTACAACCACCTTACCTATAAACCTATCTACTGTTCCTGATCCTGCAGCGTTAGCTGTAACAATTTTAAACTCGGTTCCTTTTGTTGTAATAAATAAAAACTTAAAGTACAATCCATCTGCGCATGCAGGTAACGTTATTGTATCACCATTTATTGCATTTGCATCTAGCAGATGAGTTTTATGAGAATCTGCAGCTGTTAATGTAACTGCTCCTGTTATAGTACTTCTTGTTGCCGCAGTTTGAGCAAATGTAATTGTATTACCTGACGATGTTACATCTAATCCTGTGCCACCACTAAAAGTAATTGCTGTAGAATTATTTGCAGAGTCAGCTATCGTTACTACAGGATTCGGAGAACCTGATACTGTAGTTGTTACAGGATCAAATATAGGAAGTGGTCTTTTAGAAACTGACTTAGTAGAACTATCCCAAACTAAAACAGTACTAGACGATCCATTTGCTACAGTATTTATTTCTAAAGTTTCAACCTTTACAGCTGCTGTAGAAAGTGATAAAGCACTATCTACTCCAGTGCCATCTTCTATAACCTTTAACGAGGATGTTAGAGCAGCTGCATCAGAGGTCTTTAATAAACCCTGATAAGTATTTTTTATTGCATTTCCAGAAAGAGTTCCCATGTTCTTATTTTTACAGCAAATATAATCAAATGAGTAGATATCATAAAGGACGTAAGATACGAGAGTTCAGTTATCTTAATGATAGGTATGTCGGGAAGAACTATATGAAGTACTATAAGCACGCTATACGTGACATATCGAACAGTACAGATCTTACCATGAACGAGATCAACGTCTTAATATTTATGTACGACTACGAGTTTTTTACAGCCGACCATATGGCTGATGCGTTATATCAGAGCCCACGTAAGTTCAAACAAAAAGTTCTGTATCCTTTACAGAAACGTGGGTGGATAGAAAAAGCCTTCGACAGAACCAAAGTCAATGAGATGTCTTTTTCTGAAGCTCTATTCCACGAAAGGAAAAACTATAAAAACAGATACACTATAACACAGCGTGCTAGGTTGACAGTACAAAAGTTCTATAGGAAGCTAGAGGGATTAGAGCAGATTGTTATTTAGCTTTTGGGTGAGTCACAACTTTGAACTTAGCTTTTTCTACAGCTCCGTCATGAGGCTGATATTCTCCTTCCATAAGGTAGAATCTTCCTGACTCTTCCATCCAGTGATATCCTTTAGGGGGATCTACCTTAACACTTTTGTTTGTCATGGTTAGCTTACCACCTTCCTTTAGTTTTCTTTTTTTGCCGTACCTCATTTGTTATGTTTTCTGCGTAACGCTTCTTTTGCTTTTTTAAATATATTCATCTGCTTTACTTTCTTAGGCTTAGAATATCTAGATCTTTGTTCTCCTACTGTAAGTATCTGTATCTTTCTAGCAAACGGTTTGTTGATACGCATCACCTTAGCTACTGTATCCTTTGCATCTTGTACTGTAGCAAACTTGATGCTTACTGTATCCTTGGGGTTTTCATCTGTATACAAGCGTCTATCCGAGCCTTTAGGCTTTTTACCCGTACCTACTTTTGGATCACGCTTCTTACCTGCCCTCATGTTATTTGTTAAAAAGTTGAAAAAACTTGACTTGTATCGAATAAAAATTATATACTTGAATCAAACAACAAATATATAAAAGCTATGAAGAATTTATTTTTAACACTCGCCCTAGTATTTAGCGGCACACTTTTCTGTCAAGAATTTTTATCAGAACCATTTATTCAGTACATCAATATCGAGAAAGGTGCTGTAGTACCTGACGAAGTATGGATATGGAAGATTACTACAGTTGATGCAAATGATCTAGATAGTGTAGATAGTTTATTTGCTAAACCAGATTTAAGTGATGAAGATATCCAGTTAGCTCTTTACAAGATCAAATACGGAGAGAGTCAGATGAAAGTTTACTTTGACAGACCAGGAGTGTATGTAGTAGAAGGTCACATGTATGACGAAACGCCTATAAATATTGCCACTAGCCTAGTGATTAGCGATGATTGGGTAAATACATACAAGGATAATGGTAAAACAAAAATCAATAAAGATGGAGTGCTTGAAACAACAACAAGCATTAGAGTTTTACATAAGAAACAATACTCTACTTACAAAATGCTATAAATATAAAAGAGGGGTTATGCCCCTCTTTTTTTATTATGATCTTGGAAATCTAAAGACAGTACGCCTAGCTGTCTTCATGCCTTGATTAGCCATGCGAAGTCTACCCCCAAAATTCATTGTTGAAGCAGTCTCTTCTCTCAATGAACTTGGTACTGGTGTACTAAAGTCAGGAGACTCAACACGCTGCATGCCTGCAGTATCCATCCCAGCACCAGATGTTTCTACTGGATCTTCCTCAATTCCTCCTACACTAGTTCTAATTTTAGAAGCTTTGCTTTCTAAAGCCTCTAAACCTTGACTATCTCCAGCTAAACCAAAAAATGTTTTAGCAGCAAAATCACTTCCTTTGACATGAGCTTGTGATCTTTTAAACGCATCACCAAACTCGCTTGCAAGTTGTTTTAATTTTTCTTGTATTTCCTTTTCGTTCATCAAAGGTTGTCCGCTTGGTGATGTAATACCAAGTTTTATTTTTTCTGTATCTGACAACATTGCGGCTGCTCTTACATCAAAAGCTTCAGTATCATAGAATTTATCGAGTTCATTATCAAACCTAGAATTAAATGATAAACCCTCTCTGGCTCCTTCAGCAGTGCCTGGTGCGTCTCTTCTATTTGAATAACTTTCTATCTTACCCGTATCATCATAGTTAGGAGTGTATTCAGGTAAATAAAATTGAATTGTTCTTTTTTCAGGGACTTTTTTTCCGCCTTCAGAAGAATCGCCGTAATCATTATTTTTAAATTGTTCATTCATAAAAAGAAACTCTTCTTTAGATATAGGTCTTAAAGTTCCATCATCAAGCTTTACAGCTCTTCTTGGAGCAGCCATGGGATCATCTTCACTTTGACGAACAAAAAATCTACTTGAGAATTCTCCTAATGTTTTAGGATTAAAACCTTCAATCCCTGAATTAAACATAGTCTTTCCGTCGTCATTGAGTAACTCGTTATCTCTTGTGCCTTTAGCTCTTTCATTATATGGATCGTCTTCACTAAACCCTTCGTAAGAATCGCTAGATTCTTCGTCTCCATTTTTACCTCCCTCTTCCATATATTTCATACCATCCTTACCTAGTTTGATAACAAGCATAGGACCATCCTCCATCACACCTCCATGCCCCATAGTCTTACCTCCGTACTCCATTTTACCCTTACCGTCTGCAGCATAAAAGGGAACCATTTCACCCTTATCATTTTTTACCATCTTTAGCTTTCCGCCTTTTTTCATGTAATCGTAAAGGCGTCCACCACCTGGCATTTTTAGGTGTCCTCCACCTGGCATTAATTTTCCGTGTTTCATATTATAGGTCTGTATCGTGTTTTTTAGATCCTCGAATAAAGCTATTCACTCTACCCATAGCCCAAGCAGCCATAGGTATACCTTTTCTGCTACCGCCAGACATCCAAGCTCCTTGGCCCCTGCGGTACACCTTTACTAAGGTGCTATATGATTTACCTGACTTCTTAGCTTTAGCTCTTAATGTTTTCTTTACTGCAGCACTCAAAGCTTTACGTGCAACCTTACCACCCTTCTTCATCTCCCCAGCCTTTTCTTTTTTAGAAATAGCTATAGCTGCCTGCTGTGCAGGAGACTTACTAACCTTCATGCCTAGCTTGGCTACTTTTTTTAGGTCTATCTTCTTACCCTCTTCGTATGCTTTTTTTCGTGCTCTCATTTTTCTTGCATGTGTTTCATCAGAACCAGCACTATCATCCCCCTCTGTAAAATATCTTTCAGGGAAACCTAGTCGATATGGCTGTGTTCTTTTACCCACATCGCAAATATAATGATATAATATTAATGCGGAGAGTAGATATGACCAGACACGTAATCGCCATGAATGGTAAAATATCTATTTACATTATACACTTCATTTTTTGTAAAAAGGTACATAAACTTATCGAGTAAAGAGATCTGCCTCCATAAGGAGTTAGCGTTAGTTTCTACAAACGTATCCATAAGCTCCCTCCTCCTATTTTGAACTAGAGACTTAAGAAGCTTTCTCTCCGTGTCATTCATATTTAAGTATGACGTCTGAAGATCTATATGGCGAACTCTCTTTCCGTTACGAAGAGCGGAAATAGTATCCTTAATACTTTTTGCTTTTAGCTTAGCCATCAGTTCGCATCTTTAATACGTGAGTAAAATTCTTCGTCGATATCTTTTATAGGGTTGATAAAGTTTACCCTACAATATCTATTTATTTCTTTCCTTCTTGTCTTAGAGTTCGTCACACAAACATTAGCTGCCTGGTATGACGCATTTTTAGAAAGCAAAGAATCAATCCTCTTTTTTGTCGTCTTGTTCGTTTTGTAACTCATCTTTATTTAATTTAAAAAATTCTTCAACACGCTCTTTATCTATAGACTCTTGATCCTTTTGAAGATCGTCTAATTGTTTTTTGTATTGTCCAGCCATGATCTCCCAAGCGATAGCTTTTTCTAGAAGCTGGCTTTTTGTATGTGCCTTAAGTAACGCTTTGATCTGATCTTTCTCTAAAACGTTTTTAAGTTTAAACTCTTGATCACTCATCGCTACCCTCTATTGTAAATGCTGGATCAGTGCAGTAAACAAAGATCGGTGTCTTTGGTCCTACATAACTACCAGCAATGTTGTAATCAAAATGCTCCATAGCATCTTCACGAGTCATCCCATCATCTCTTTGAAGGATATCTAAAACCTGATCTATATCATAGACAGCTCTAGTCTCTAACCCATAAGTGAAACCTATAATGGCTTCATCAAACCCAGTGGCGACAAGAGACTCATTGTCTTCTAGGATCTCTAGTAAGTATTTATTCATATGTATTTAATTAAAGTATATAGCTAGCCCTAGTCACTACTTATCATATACTAGACAAGTAATAGTAAACTCTAATCGGTAGTAGGAGGACCTGTAAGTTACTTACGCAACCTCCCTCTGAACAACCCAGGTCAAAGTCCTCAAGACCTTTGGCCGTATGGTTGTGACTAAAGTCGTAGCAAAGTTACTACAAAAAATTTAAAAAGTCAAG